GAACTAACAGTATTACTATCAGCAGCGTATAAGGCAAGAGGTGTCCAAAGTATTAAACATAGGATAATAAAAATAAAATAATTCATTAATGGCCGCCATTAGTATTTAAATCCTGGTGTCATTAGTAGAAACATAGCACCGATCAATAGTACTATGTATATAAGTAATCTAAAGTTCATCTTATACTCCCGCATATTGTTTCATTTCAAACCCAAATACATCTCGTCTATATTCTGGTAAGTCTTCTCCTTCAATACGATACAAGATATGCCCCGTTAATTCATATAGTGCTGCTGCTAACCATACTACATTATCACTATAAGAATTGTCGCAAGAAAGTTTCCATTCTTCTGAGTTAGGACTTAAAAATAAACATGCCCCTTGACATAAATGAAGAACAGGACATTTAGGGCATTCATCCCTATCTGACCAGTGAGTTCCTGTCTTGATATTCACATCTTTCAAATTATCCATCGTTCCAATATGATGTGAAATACCATCTGGGTTTTCAGATGAAATTGTGACATTCTGGCAAGTGGTGACATTACCATTCAAATCAACTGCCATTGTCTCTGGAGAATCCATTCCACATTTTTGTTGTAAAGAACTAGATGGTTTTTGTTCTTTCAGTGAATTTAAGAAGAAATCTATTTTTTGATTTAAAATACTAAATTGATGTATTTTTCTGTCCATTATTTCTCGAAATGCCTTACGTCTATATTTTATATGTTCCTCGTTGTTTTTCCATGACATCGATGCACCGCCTTCATCGTAAGCATCAACAGTTCCGCCCTCTCCTATTGTTACCATCCCAAAATTATTTCGTATCCACCTCTGAACTTCTGCACGCCTATCATTATTTTTATGAATCATAGCACCAACAGCAAATCGGTTCTCTGGAACTAAAAGGTTTCGTAATTTAAAAAGCCATTTCTTTTTTTCAGGATCATCTAATGGATCAGGTCCTCTCGTCTTTTGTCCAACACCATCATGTGAAATAGAAACACTAAATTTGTATTTCTGAATGAAATCAATTATTTCTTGATTAATTAAAGAACCATTTGTAATAACACTAAATGTTGCTTTTGGATATTTCTCATGAAGTTGCTCTGTTATCATTTTCATTTTTGGAAAATACAAAAATGGCTCTCCACCCCATAACTCAAAGTGTAACGTTTCACCAACTGTTACATTATCAAATCTTTTAACAAATACAGAAATTTCTTCTGCCGTCTTTTCATCTTCATCCTCATGTTTATAATTATCATCTGGATTACGAGGAATAAATCTTTGCGAACAATACTCACATGAATAATTACATTTAAGTCCTAATTGTATTTTAATCTTTGTTAAATTTCGTTTTCCTGCATCCATTTTATAAAATGGAATCCAGTCTTTAAAAACATCTTGTGCAAGAACAATATCACCATTCTCGTAACGTAACTCTGACGTAGAATTATCATAATTAAGAATTAATTCTGTTCCTTCTTTTTCTTTTTCTAAATAGAATTTAAATTTCATAATAATGGTCTTAAATTTATTAACTTAATTAATGTTGGATGTATTTGTGATTCTCTACTTATTTTAAAATTAACAACTAAACACACTCTTAGTCCTGCTTGGGTATGTGTATTTGTCTCATGCCAAACGTACCCTGGGTGTATTACAGTAAGACCATTATATGGACTTATTTTTATAATATCCGCTCTAGTATCACCTTCAGGGCATAGATTAGTTGGTCTAGGATCTAATAGTATTAGATTTCCGCTATAATCCGTATCTAACGGCGGGGCGCCTTCATCATTTTCTACATAAAATTCATTACCTACTGTTAAATAATGTATTAATGTTCCGTCAACATTAGTATGTCGATGTGGTTCTAATCTTTTATCATGTGACAATTGTATTTTGCTAGTACAATGAGCTTCTACTTGTACTGTTTCATTAAATCCCCATGCTTGTTTAATATACGCTTTAATAACTTTACTAATAATAAGTTCGAACCTATATACAGATTTAAAGATATTTGTTTTATTCTCAGTATTGCCAGTATACTGAGTGTAATCAAATAAATCTATGCATGAAGGCACTGGTTCTTTTGTAGTTATCCTTTTAGAATAGTTAGTTACAACCCATTGAATTAAATCTTTTCTTACATCTTCTGGAAGATCAATTGCTAGCTGACCAATAGGGGTAGCCCATTCTTCTGTAATTTGTAAGTTCATATCATTCTTAAATCATAGGTCTTGAAGGTTTAGCCTCATCTGAAGTTGGATTTCTCATTAGTTCTCTTGTTGGTTCAATTGAAGTATTTTCTAAAACACCTGGAGCAATATCAAAATTAACAACAAGACTTATTCTAAGTCCAGATTTTGTATGAGAATTAGTTTCATGCCAAATATACCCAGGCTGAATTACAGTTGTTCCTGCTACTGGTCTTATAGTTCTAGCCTTATTATTATAAGGATAACTAACATTTGGTCTAGGATCTAACAGCATGAGATCACCACTATAGTCATTATTTATACTAGTATAATGCATTTCCTCGTTTTCAATAAAATATTCATTGCCTACTGTTAAATAATAAATTAAAGTTCCATCAGCGTTATCATGAAAATGGGGCTCTACTCTTCTCCTATGAGGTTGTTGAATATGACTAAGACAATGTATTAGCATACCTATATTTTCATCTAACCCCCATGCCTCTTTTACATACTCTCTTATTAGTTTAGAAACAATCATTTCAAATCTATAAACTGCTTTAAAAATATGTATTTGTGAATCAGAAGCATACTTTGTATAATTAAAAAGATCTAAATTTGTAGCTGATGTAACACACTGAACTAGTGAATCCCTCATTGATTTGGGTAAGTTAATTTCAGTTTTTCCTATAGGAGTTGACCAAAGTTGTTGGTAGTTCATCATGGTTTTTTGTTAAAATAGTAAAGGATACAGCAACTAAAACTCTTACTCCTGCCTTAGTATGAGTATTAGTTTCGTGCCAAACATATCCAGGGTGAATTAAAGTAAATCCTTTTGTGGGTGTAACTACAAAATATTGGTTATTACCGGGGTACCCTTCTCTTGCAATAGTTACTCCTATATTACAGGGCCTAGGATCTAATAATATTAGATCCCCACTAAAATCCGTGTTTAAAGGTGGACGAGAAGGAGACCCATCAGAATATTTTTCTAAATCAAATTCTCCACCTATTGTTAAGTAATGTACTAAAACTCCATCCCAACCATGATGGTAATGAGGAGCTGTTCTTCTTCCAAATGTTTGTTGTACATTACCAAACCCCCTAGCTTTTATTTCAACATTCTTATCAGCATCCCACGCCTTATGAATATAATCTCTAATTACATTAGATATAATTTTTTCAAAATCCTTAACTTGTTTAACTTCATTCTCGTCAGAATATCTAGAACAATCAAATATGTTGTAAATTTTTCTTTCAAATAATTCTGATTCAGTTATTGTTCCAATTTTTCCATCATAAGTATCTTCAGTAAATACATGATCTTGTTTTTTTATTATATCAATAAGCGTAATTCTCATTTCTTCTGGTAAATCAATATGTCCTTCCGCTATAGTTGACGGCCATTCCTGATCAATTTTTAACTTATTCATTTAACCTCTTAATGGCTTACTTAATTCATTGTACCCATGCGACATAATTCTAAAATTAACAACAATACAAATTCTTGTACCTTCACCAAGCCAAGGATTGGTTTCATGCCATAAATAGTTGGGGTGAATTATGGTAAGTCCCATTCTTGGGGATACGGTATGTACTTTTTCCCAGTATGGATAATTAATTGCAGGTCGTGGATCAGTAAATAATATTTTATGTGTGCCATGTCGAGGAGATTTTTCAGCCCCTTCCATTAAATTTCCGTCTCCTACAGCAAGATAATGTATTAAAACACCGCTAGTATCTTGATGATAATGGGGATAAGTTCTTGCACCTGGTTGTTGGACATTACCAAAACATCTACCCTCAATTCTAAGATCATCAGCTTGCTGAATCCCCCATCCTTTACGAATATAGTAGCGAATCATTTGGCAAGCAACTTGTTCAAACTCTAAAATAGAATCTTTAGCAAAAGGATACTCATCACAATCATCAAAAAGATTATAATGAGTAGTAGCGTAAAATCCTTTAGCTTCTGCAATAGAATAAAAATCAGGATTCGTTTGTTTTACTTCACTTAGAGCTGTTTCTTTTAATTCAAGAACTTTACTAAGATCCTCGACCATGTTGGGAGGAAGTTTTGTATCACTTTCAAAAAAGGGAGTAGTAAATTTTTGTTCTATCTTTGAGAAATTGTCTAGTGGGTGGGTGGTTGTATCTTTAGGTTCTTCTGTTATATTTTCATAAAATGCTATATGCTCGGGTTTTGTTATCATAAGTCATTTAAAATGAAGATCATCAAAGAGAGTTTAGTATCGCATTCATCGTTTGCAATAGCAAAATCGTGACTATAATAACGCAACTGTGTATCCTATACTAAAGGCTTTACTATACCAGAATTATTCCTCGTTAATACGCGATAATTAACAACAACCGCTGCTCTGATGCCTGTACCAACATATGTATTTGATTCATGCCAAAGATAAGCAGGATGAAAAATAGTTGTTCCTACTTTCGGTTCAAATGCAATTGCTTTATTATCATAGGGGTAACTAACAGCAGGTCGTGGATCTTGTAACAACATGTTACCTGAACCTTCACATGGTAAATTATCTTTAGATAATTCAAATGATCCGTAATCAGCAACCTTGTTATCTTTTATTGGTTCAATTTCTGCATTACGGGGGATAATTAATAATTCTTCATTACTTGTATCTTCACCTTTAATATCAAACTCTCCACCAAGCGTTAAATAGGTAATCATTACACCATCAAAACCGTGATGATAATGAGGATAAGTACGTCTACCATTAGTTTGCATATTACCAAAAGCACGAGCTTCTAAATTCATTGATTCAGTATTTTTAGTATCCCAAGAATTTGCAATATAGTATCTAATCATTTCGGAAGCAATTTTTTCAAAGCCACGAATATGTTGTCCAACTTCTTTATCTTCCCCAAACTCAAACATATTGTAATGATTTGCTTCAAACTCTGGTGTTTGTGTTTTCTTATGAGTACCCATTGTGGTGCAATAACCACGTGAAGCAATAAACTTAATAAGACCTATTCTCATTTCTTCAGGTAAATTAAGTTCCATTTCACCTACAGGTGTTGCCCATTGGGATGTAATTTTCATATGACCCGCAAGAGGATGTTCTTTTGATAAAAATTTATCTTGTTTCACAGGTTCAACAGCAGGCATATTGAACATGTCTTCTAAAACTATTGTTGTAGACATTTTTTCCCCTTTTTAAGTTACGGTATACTGTACATCTTCAACACCTGTAAAGTTTCTAAATCCAATCTTAACTTTAAAGGTATCGTCAGTTGCTAAACCTAGCGCAGATACTTTAAATGATCCTAAACCATCTGTAACGGCAACTCTAGTTTTAGGAAGATACCCTCCTGTAGATTCTAAATATACAGTAGTATCTTTTTCTATAAGAGTGCCATCTTTTTCAGTCATCTTAAATTCAACCGTGTCAGACTCATCAGCAGCAATATCACCACCACCACTTGTGACAGTAAAGTGTGGCATAGCATCACCAAGTTGCCCCAAATAGTTATAGTCAGCAGGAGCTTCCCAATCAGTAAGTATGTTAGTACTAAATCCAAATCCCTTGTTATATTTTAAGGTCACAGAACAATCCGTAAATTTATCAGATTGAAATGGTTGATATACAAATAATGAAGCAGGAGCACCATATTGTCGTACTGAACGAAGTGGGTGGGCTTTAGAATTAAAAGTATGGGTAAGTGCATTATAAGCAGGGGAAGTTCTTGGGCAAGAAGACGACATTACACCTATTACCCAACATGCTACATCAGAGTGTTCACCGTTACGTATAGAAGGATCAGATGGATCAATCCAAGAATAAGCACAATTACGAAACCATTGTCCTGTCAATTGTTCTGTAACACTATCTCTAATACTAGCTGGTATATTAGGAAGAAAGTCCTCACCTAATTTTTCTTCTCCAAAAATTGAACCTGCGGGCAATCTATTGTGATACACCCCTTTATTCAATTTTGGGAATTCCATATACTTAGGTAATGCAGAAAAATTTAAGCTCTTTGAGATAAGCTTTGAACTTTCTACAGTTGGAACTTGTCCTTCAACATCTAAAGTAATTTCTGCACTTTTTTCATCTAATTCGTGTCCTTCAAGTGGACTCCATATTTTTAAGCAAGCGTAGTCATCATGCACTAAATACTCTACATGAACTCCTACGGATAGACTGTTATACATTTTTTTAAACATTTTATAGTATCCTTTAATTTATTTAACAATTACAAGCGCAGTCACAAGCGTTCCAACAATTTGAAGAAGCTAATGTAATATTAGGAGCACTAGTACTTAATGTATGGCCATTAACGCCGCCATTACAAGCGTTGGGCTTAATTGCCCCGCCTGTTCCGGATCCAGTTGTAATTGTTCCATTACCGGTTCCAGAGCAATTAGCACAATTAGCCATCCCATTACCATTTGTTGTACAGTTGCCATGATTAGTACAGTTAGTCGTCCATGTACCGTCACCTCGAAGATAATTTCCTGAACCACCAGTACCAGAACCTAATCTAGCTGAAGCTATCGTACCTGATCCTATTCTAGCCGCATCCATTGCTCCTGAACTAATATTATCTGCATTAGTAGTGTCTGTAGTTGCACTAGTTGCAAGGCCAGCAACCTGAGCATTTGGAAGATCAACTATTCTGGCATTTGGTAATGTACCACTTGAAATATTACTAGCACTAGTAGTATCTGTCGTAGCAGAAGCTGCTAAACCAGCAACTTGAGCATTCGGGAGATCTACGATTCGTGCGTTAGGTAACGTTCCTGTATTAATATTACTGGCATCTCTTGTATCTGTATTGGACCAGGCCGGTACATTTAAAAGAGTATTCCAGTCGGAGGCAGGTACGTTATCTAAGCCAGCTGAGATAACATCCCCGTCTGCTTCTAGTAAGTTTGCGAGTTCTCTAGCTTTGCTCATCGTTTTATCCTTTTAGAAATTTATAAACTCAATTTTATCGGCAGTGGTGGCTCCTGCTGCAAGTACTACCGTAGTACCATTAGTAGCCACAAAATCATTTCCCACTCCGTTTAATAATTTTACGCCATTTAAAAATACATGTAATCGTCCTGGTGTGTATACGTGAGGAAAATCTGTTTGCGCAGCTGTTGGTGTTTCAACTGTTTCTGAATACTGATCATCAGCTGCAAAATCCTCTAATAATTCCGCTGTCATTCTAAGTTCAACAGGAATACCAGCAGAGTGTCCGCCTGCTACAGCATCACATGTAAAAGTAACCCCCGAAATAGCCGTAACTTTAACTACTTCATCGGTTAGAGATACATACGTCCAGTCTCCCCCACTTAAAGTAGGGAAAGTCGCTGCTGACACTACATCAAAACTAGTTGCCCCAGCGGATATTGTTGAATCTAATGTTGTATATGCATTATTCGTAAACTTTACGCCCATAGCTGTACTCCTTTAAGTAACAGGGGTTATTAAGATATGGTGATAGTCCACGTAATAGTAATAGAATCTGATGCACCTTTATTAACTACTGAGAATACAGTTCGTGCAAGCATGTCACCACTTGAAGCAGCATCAAAAAGACCAGCTTCAGTAATAGCACCTGTACCATCACCAGCTGCCCATGTACATGAATACGCAATTGTATTAGTTGAAACAGTAGTACCTGTTAAAGCATTTCTGTCAATTTCTGTCTGTAACGTAGTATCTCCAGCAGCCGCTGCGTTAGTACCAGTACCTAACGCCATATGCGTCATTACTGTATTCGCATTGTTCATTCTATCGGCTACCCATTCTTTACCTGCCGTTACTACTAAATTATCTGTTTCTTGCACTACTACACCATTTAGTGAAATGCTTAGTGCACCTGTTAAGTGTAAACCATCATTAATCATTTTTAAAACTCCTAGTTGAGTGTAACATTATTTAACGGGATTCCTCCTCCATTCAATACCCCGCCCGAAATCTTAGTAAGGCTCATTAAATCAGAAGTAGTCGCCACATTATTTACTACATTAGCATGAGGATCACTATTTAGTGTAATAGCTAGTCCATCATTTAATATTTGGAATTCATCGCTTGCTACTAAACTATTCATTGTTTGAACTGGTACATTTAGTAGCACACTATTTAGCGGTATTCCTGGTGCGCCCAAGAGCCCACCTGAATTATGACTTACGTTTATGGAATCAGAAACAGTTGCCGCATTATCGACTATTCCAATGTCGTCATAATAATGGTAGACCAGTGTATCTGCTAGACTTAGTGAATCAGTTAAAGTTTTAAAGTCTATGTACAGGTAATCTGTCAAACCAATTGTGTCAGATATACCTTTACCTATGCTATAGTCATCCGTATCACTAAATGTAAAGGCATCTGTGACATTTTTACCTGGTGTTAATGCTATTATATCTGAAAGCGGCCCAAAAACATCAACCTGATCATTACCTTTTAATAACTCAAACTGGGAATTGGCCGTATTTAAGGTTCGTGAATTAAGTTCATGGGTACCCAGTGGGTTAAATTCAACATCTCCTAATAAAATAGAGTCATTAAAATTTCTAACGTAGTCCCAAGCTTGGGCAACTACGTCACTTATACTATAACTATCAGCTACAGGATGTTCATACAACAGCCCAAGAATATCCGACATCGTAGCAACATTACCTTTAGTTCCAATGTAATCTTTGTCTATTAATGCCGAGTCATCTAAAGCGACACCATCTGCTATAGCTTTAGTTAGTACTCTATAGGCCGTATCTGAAACAGTGACGCTATCTAAAGGTGATTTCAATGGATGTACTGCTGCAACATCCAGTAGTGCAAAGATATCACTTATTGCTGGTTTTACTATTGCAGTTGCATGCGAATCAGCTAAAGGAACTGTAAAATAAAATTCTCTATTTTTACTATCGTAGTCTAAGAAAACGTCAACACTCGCATTAACATAATCTACATCTGCTTCTGCATTACTACCTGTAAAACCGCCTACAGCCATTAGAAGTCACTCCGTACTTTAAATTTAAGCCTATCAAAAAGAGTTAAAACACCTCCGCTAGTATAATTTAATGAAATTTCACCTTCATAAGTACCAGCTGAAACATTCAAAGTCGTAGCACCCCAGGGCATGTAGCATTTCCCATCTACAGGAACAGTTTTTATACACGTCATCGTATCTAGGACAGTTGAAGCGCCCAAAGCACGAAATTTTACTGTAACTGCAGGATCGGTAATATCGATGGCACTCCAGGTATCGGAGTCATCGGGGTCTAGAGTAAGACCAGCGGCGGCGGTGTTAGAATCTTTTAATGTTAAGTTGATCTCTGGCTTTGTATCATTAGCCACGAGATTAATATCTGCATAGTATGCCATTATTAACTCCTAAGGAGGTTGTTCTCAGCATTGGCAATGGTTGCGGGTGTAGAATACGATAATATTTTAAAATGTCAACTTAATTATATAAATCCGTTATCCTCTAATTTAGTATTAACTTCAATTTCATTATTTCCCCACATGCCAGAATTAATTAATTGCTTACAACTAGCTTCATAACGAAGATAGTAAGTATTATTCTCATCTTTCATATCACCACTAATAGCACCATGTGCTTTATACGCTGAGTAATTAAGTAATGCTTCTGTGTATACTTCATTAATCTTTAAATCTGCATAAGTTGTTTTAGCTTTTTTAGGAGCAGCAGCATATTTTAAAAGAATTTGAGTTCGTTTAGGTGATTCAGCATCTGTGCCTTTGATAACTGCCTTAAATGGCTCTGGTATAAGAATAGACACGTGTTGGTCGACCTCTTGTACTAATTTTACTGAATCGTCTTTAATAGGTACTTGTACAAAATCCGAAGCGTAATATGCGTAAATAGGAGAAAGAAAATCTGAAGGTAAAGTAAATTCTTCTCCATCTAATGGATTGTCCAGTTCGTATGTTTTTATCATTAAATGAAATCGTTTATGTAAAGCTAAATTAGCTAAATTTACATAATTAATAAACTTATTTTGATTGACCGTTTGTACTGCAGTTGGCGCTGGGCTTGGATTAGCCGACATGTCGCCGACAGATGCGATAGCAAGCTTACTGCATTCCCCTGTAGTTAAGTAATCAATATATTCAGAAACTTTCATAATGCCCCCATCGATTTAGATACCAGTATAATACACCAAACATTTTAGTTCTCCTTGAGGAGCAGATGAGCAGGGGAGTCGAGGCCCCTGCCCATCCGGGAGGCGCAAACAAACCCAGATCCGCATCTAGGTTGTTGCGAGGTTAAACAAAATAAGAACTATCACCTATCTTTCGAGGTTGGTCACCCCACATAGTTGAATCTTGAAGTTCGTCTTCCTCTTCTTCCTGCGGCCCTACTTCACTCGGCTTCCATGCATTTAATTCTGCCAACATAGTGATCGTATCTATTTGATCATCATGTTTACTCTTAAACCCCTTTAGAGTAGCTAAAGATAATTCAAAAAGCAACTCTACAAGTTCTTTACTATCTTTTAATTCCTCCGGGAACCAAATTTTTTTAGACTTAAATAAGGGGATAGCATTTTGTTGGAATCTACTCATCTTATCCTTAGTCGGTCTAATACCTATCGTATTACTATTTTTTCCTTTAGACAACGTAAAATAAATATTGCGTTGCCCCATCTCATTCTGAATCCAACTAATAAAACCACCCTGCTGTCCTGTAGTTTCGATACCTACCTCTTGTGGTCTATATTCTTGAACTAAACGAAATAACTCATCGATAGTATTATTCATGAGGGTTCGTTTACAAAATCCGTCTACCCAAAGCCAATCCCCATTGTTATTTAAGGCCCAAACGTTGATTACACTAAAATCGGCGTGTTCTCTGTCAGATGTAGCAAAATCCGTAGTAATGTAAAAATTATAAGCTCCTCTATTTTTAAGTACGTTATTACGTTTATACCATGTAATGTCAGAGTCGTTAACCAATCGGTCTTCCTCTGATGTAATTCTTAACATTAACTCCTGATTAAATGAATCAAGTTTCCCAGCGCCTTTCGCTTTAAGGTATTGAGTATTAACGTAATCGTAACTAAATCGATCTTCCCAGGCACCTTTAAATTCTTCTTCACTACAGGGAAAGCTTTCACAGACCGGGTACACGTTAACATGCCAAACTCCAGATTCGATAGCTTTGTATAGAGGATCTTTAGCGTTAAACGGAGTCCCAGACCAAATAACTTTCCTCTTAGCAGGATGTAATGCATAATCAATGGCAGAATAGACGGTGTTTTCAACGTTCTCAATAATAGTCGCAGACCTAGCATCTTCATCTCCTAACAATCATCAAGTACTGCAAGTTGCGGTCTAGTATTCAATTCAACTGTACCACGAACACCCGTCTTTGCACCATGGCCAGTAACAACAAATTCCTTGCCTTCCATATTTTTAAAATACCATCTAATATCCGTAAATCTGGATTCTTTAATAAATGATTTTAAAAATTCACTTTGTTCACATCGACGTTCCATACGAAGTCGCATTTTCTTTACACCATTTTCAATACTATCTGAAAGATATAAAGCATAATCTACCTTTCCAAATCCCGGAATCGCCCCATAAACAGCTAGATACAGGAATAGATATTCAGCAAATATAGTAGTTTTAGCCAATCCACGAGCGCACATGTTCGCCGTGTTTTGGTTTTTGCCCGCAATTTTATCGAGCATTTTATAGTGAATTACCGGAGTCTTATTTTCTTCTCCTTTCTCACCATTAACTAACTTAACAAATGATATAAATTCCAGGGCGAACTCACTAGGTACATAACCAGGATCATCCTTGTAATTACAATCATTTAACCACTCATCCACTGATTTTTTAGTCAGCATCCTTAATTACCTCATAAGTTGTTTCTACAGGTTTTGCAATTATTTCACTAACCGCTATGTCTTTAGCCGTAGACTGTCCATTCATAATCATTTTTAATTGCTGTTGGGCCAAGGCTTTTGTGGTATTTCGAAGGTCTTCTACAACATCATTACTGTATCCAATATCGATTTCCACTTTGGCAGCTGTTGGAGCTGTTAAATTACTCATTAAACTCTCAGCAGCCTTCTGCCGTACCAATTCTGATTTTGCGGTTCGCATTAATTCAGCTTGGGTATTAATAGCTTCCTGGTACACGCCGGCATTTAATATATGCGTTGGTACCATGGTTTGCTCCATAATTTTAGTTATTAGCCCTGTTTTACTGTAATTATCAGCAAAACTAGCTATATATGAAGCAGAGGCGCCTTTATCTATTAAGTTCTGATATCGATCAGGAAATACCTTACTATAGGCAACAGAGGACTTATCTCCCATTAATTTCAGAGATACAAACTTTACAGCATTAACATATGCTGTTAAGGAGTGTTTTCCTGTAGATAAAACAGAAGAGTATGTTAATGCGTTATCTCTAAATACTCTTCGTAACTCGCTATCAGCTTCTGAGTTAATTAGATCAACAACTTTATCCGTTATATGCCTACGAAAACGCTTATCAGGAACAGCACCGGTTAGCATGTCCTTAGTTAAATAATCAGTTGTTTCTAAATCAGTGCCATTATCTTTTAAATTAGTTAGTTGCATTACGAACCTCATTCCATTTGTGAATTAGGGCATTATGAGATGTACCGTCGGTGTAGCACATATGAGGGCACACCATCCATATATTCTTATCTACTTGTATTAAAACGCTTTTCTCTACTAATTCCGTCCAGTATTTTTTCCAAGTCCTATAATCCTTAATCCATCTAACTGCTTTTATAAAAGTTTTCTTATTTATCTCATTATTTTGATTAGATAATAACGTTAACGGTAACAATAAAGCAAACGCCGTCCTGGATAACGACCACTCACCTGCAGTTTCTAAATTAACATATTTACTCACCTCTAAGTCCTCGGCTAGTTTGGGTATCCCACATGTGCTTAACTATAAAATACTGCCTGTCATTCCCATTAAACATAACATCAGGATTAAGCATATACTCTTTTTTGGTGTATTTCCTAACAAAATCAAACTTCTTCAGGGCTCTCAACCCTCGATGGAAGTCATGAAGAGTTATACCAGACTTTTCACATATGGTTTTAGGGGTCCCTACTACCATATTTACTCGATTAATCTTATACATCATTTTCAGTAATACCAGCGCCGCGTCACTTGACAGCTTATTATCAGCTAAAAGCGTAGCCGGTGCGGTTCCGAGTTGAAATTTATTAAACATTGACGCCCTCCTTTTCCTGATGTAATCTTTTCATGTTTGGTCTCCTCCTTGGGTGTCCATTCACTTTTACGGTGGGTGGGCACCCCTCCTTAATTAATAAGCTGCGAATGAAGCCATTTATTAATTTATTTCCAACTCACTTACTACGAGTGTAACTAATCACGCTCCAACCGGGAAACTCACTCATGTATGTCGAGCTGAAAACTTACGCTCTATTTGAACGTAAGTTAATTTACCTCCTACCCTTAGGTAATTTAATTTACGACTTACCTTTTATAAGTGTGACGACGAGTGAAGTTATTTCCAACTCGCCTCACCTAAGTCGAGTCTGGCCTAATTTGAATATGCCTCTCACTTAGTATAAGTAGAGTGCACTTCAATTGTTTTATGGCTTACACCCACATTGTTTTATAGCATAAAACAACAAATAGCAACACTTAACTTCAGTTTAATCTCACATTAGAGATTTAACTACCCTGTTTAATCTCAGATATGAGAATAAACTATTTGTAACCTCTTCTATCTAAAGGTCTAACTCTCCTATAAGAATAAGAAGCGTCCTCCGGCTTTTCGCCCCTTCGGGGCTTCAGCCGTCGTCCTTCTTAATAATAAATTAATTAGCCCCACAGGGGGCGTAATTAATTAGATGGTCCAGCGCCATTAGCAATTTTTTATTTTTAGGTAGAGGTGCAGTACTAACTAGCTAAATTCAAATGGCGGGATACTACCCCCGCCCCTTAAAATATAAACGATCTTTACACAAAGGACAGTGCAACATCACTTCGTCAATCAGGCTATAAACAATAAACCTTAAGGAGATACCATGGAACTAGTCGATACATTCAGCAAATCATCTTGTTACATTCTTCAAACCCTAGATCAGGGTACTGGAACCATCTTTCACGGTGCTGCCATTGTCAAAAACGCAATGGTCAAAGAGCACGTGGTTCAACAGCGTCAGCATTACGAAGACATTAATGCTGAACTGGCAAAACCTTCTGGTAACTTAACAGAAAAGCAAATTGCAAACCTCAATGCAATCCCTGATATGTAAACTCACCCCAACTGGAGGCTAAGTCAATAAAAGGCTAGCCTCCAGCCAACCTCAAAATCTAAGTCAAAATCCAAAGATTAAAACCCAATCTAAAATTTACACATAAGATAGACACAGTAAGAGAGAGCGAAGAGACATACTTCTTAAATCTTAAAACAACGTCAAAATCACTTCGTCTAAAAGGCGTTTAAAAGCGTCTGTGGTTCTAATGTTCCCTGTTCAAGGAGTACCAGTATTCTCCGCTCGGGCATCCTCCTGAACCACTTAACCACTGAAGTCTAAGGTCACTCTCATATAGGTTAAATTCCTATCAAGATACGCTTAGACTTCAGTATTACTAATCCTCTTCTATAGGAGGCAGTAAACATGAGCGTAAATGCTAACAAGCAAGCTCCAAAAGTAAAACCAGATCAATCTAATGCACCTAAACTTAGATTTACTCTGGGTGATTCAGAACGGTATTACGAACCCGCTAAATACCTTAGTGCAATAACTGTTGCTAAGGTAGTAGCACTCTTCGCAAACGAGGCAATGTCCTTGGAAGAGACCGAAGGCAAAAGTCTTAAAGTTATGTATAAGACTGATACCGAAGTAAAGTTCTGTGGATTTGTAACAGCTGGCGACGCGTCCATTGTTTTAGATGAGTCAGACGTCGAAGCTATTCTAGAATCTGCTCGAACTGGTGAGATTAAGAAGGCTATCTCTGCTGAGGAGCTTATTGATCTGTTTTAAGTGAAAAAGGCTAGATTCCCGTTAGGTTACAACCGTTATACGGGGGTCTAGTCTTGTTTTACTAACTATAAACTAAGGAGGCACAATGCAAACTTACAAAGATATATTAGTCGAGGCAAAAGAAGAGATTAAAGTAATCTGGGAAGATGCTTGGGCTGACTACAAATTTACGTGTGCCCAAGCTAAAGCAGAAGCAGAACTTCAAAGGCACCAAAAAGCTATCGATACGTTAGCTATACAAGCTCAGCTGGAAATAGATGAGCTTAAAATTAACCATAACGAAAACTTCTGGAGGTAATATGTCTTGCATGAATGCTAAAGAAGTTGTAGTACCAAGAGGGCGTTATGATACTAGAATCATTGAAATGAAATGCGGAGAAACCGACCATCACGGTTACCGTGTGATATGTGATTCTTGTTTGAATAGCCGAGAGGCTATGGCAGAAATAGAACGACACCAAGCTAATGTAGATGCTGATAATGCTTGGCTTTCCTCAGCTGGCTGGGGAGAGATGTAAGTTCTAATTGTCCTGTTAATCCTTAAATACAAGGAGATTATTGTGGAAGATTGAATCTAGCCTCCGTTAAAGCGTTACAGCGGTCACGTGTGCTGTAACTATGGGGCTCACCGATTGCGTGATGCAAGCTAGCTCGAATCCGATGGCTAGCCCAAGAGGTAAAAGGGAGACCGTTCTCCATTATCAAAGGCGGTAAGGCTAAAGCAACCTATTGCACACATGGTAAAAACCTAAATAAGCCAATAGTTTAGCCTTAAACCAAATTCTAAAGCAGGATCGCTCACTACAAGGTTGACATCGATATAAGAGAGGCTATATGCCTAACAATCAACGATGACTTCATGTACTCGGACGTGAGCCTTCCTGCTTAATTTTACACTAGAGGTGTGCTAGTAAGCCAGAGCTGAAAGCACGAGAGAAACCACCTTGGGGCGGGTCTAGAACCGACCCCTAAAAAATTCGATCAAATAGAAGCGGTACATACTTTGTTCAACTTGGTAAGCCATTGCGAAGTATGTTTGCAGATTAGTAAGCCATTGGCTGAAGACGGCAAGTCCCGAAGGGCGACTGACGAGTTCCTGCCCTTGAAACCCCTTATTTTAATAGAGGTAGGCGTTAGCGTCTCCCCAGAATTACGGAACACTGCACCAAGCCAGTGGTAGTTAGCGAGCGGTGCCTTTTAAGAGTAAATGGGAACACATCCGCCAATAGGATGAGGTGGCTTCATGAACCACTGACCTTACTCTACTCTATTACTTTTATAACCTATAAACTTTAATCTAAAGGAGGATAAAGAATGGCTGAATTTCTAGGTGTAATCGATGGAGGCATAATCAGAAAAGACGGCTACACGATTATGTCAGGCTTCATAAACAAACCAGAAGAGGGCAATGCAGGAGTTCACACAATCCTGCAAGATTTCGACCATCTCTGGGCTATTATTGAAGCTGACAACAACTGCAATAAGAACTACTACAATCACATAGCTACTTGGTACGGTGATGTAGATTATTCTTATACAGGTGTAAGGCACAAAGCTCAGCCGATGCCTTACTACTTCGACTGGATCGCTAAAGATCTAGACGAAGAGCATGAATTCCCAGCAGGTTACTTTAACTGCTTACTTGCTAATCTTTACACTGGTAAAGGCATTGCACCTCACTCCGACGACGAAGCAATCTACATGGAAAACGACGGAACCGTAGGTGCTGTTGCAACTATCAGTTTAGGAGGAACGGCGATTGCTACTATAACCCGTAAGAATCGTCCAGAACCAAACCCTCTAGCAATCAAGCTAAGAGACGGGAGCTGTTACGTAATGCCTGAAGGTAACTTCCAGAATGAATACACGCATTCGGTTAGCAAACCAGATGCTCGTAATCCTCGGAGAATTAGCTTAACTTTCAGGCATATTCCTTAAACAATTGGAGCAGTATATAACGCAAGTCTTGGGATACATGAATAAGATCGTATCCGCTCACTGCATAAAAATTAGTGAGGTTATATACTGCTCCTTAACCTATGGAGGCACCATGAGCTTTATACATTTTATTGATTTATTGTTCTTTGTTATCCTTCCTGTAGGTCTTATTGCGTATGCTATTAAATACGCATGGGAGGATATCAATGATTAATAACATTATTATCTTTATCTTAACAGTTATCACCTTATTCACATTAGCTCACTATGTTAACGCATGGGAAATTGCTAATAACTACCCTTATGGTAAGTTATGTGATTTATACAACAATTGTTAACTGCCCTAGACCAGCCAAAGGCTGGTCGTAGGGCTTAATCGTAAGATAGTGAGATAGTGACTTTAAACTTTAAAGGCGGAGGATCTATGTACGAATATACAGTATATGAAGTTTTATCTGCTCAACCGTTCTTTAGGAAGATAGATAGTGTTAAAGCTATGAATAGCGAATCAGCTAGAAGAAAAGCTATCATTGGTAACAATACAGCATATAATAAAACTTGTACAATGCAGAAGAAAGAAGAAGCAAATAGAAAGCTTGAAGATTTATTAGAGGACAACATTCTTAATGAGGAGCCTTAGAAACCCAGACCGCAAAGAGTTGACCTCTGGAGGGGCCACTCCATGTCGTAAAACCGAGTCTCATAGTAGTTAGGTCTTATGCCTTTAGGTAAGGGTGGAGGCGGTTGAGTCTTAAGATTGTTGAGCGGTGCATATTCTAGCCAACGTGATCGTGCAATATGATTCACGATCTCTACATAGACGCTAGTGCACAACTAGAATATGCATTGCTACCCTCATTTTATAAGGAGTCTAGCTATGGAACATTGGAAAGAAATAATTAAATTGGTTTACAATTGGCAACACACAAAAAGAATAGCAGGAACAAGTATGCAAGAAGATGAAGACTTATTTATCAAAGAGTTAAACGAAGAATTCGTCCTTGTTAAAAGGGATGAGATAGTAAAGAATGAAATCGTATTTAAACCTGGAATCGATCCACCAACAGGGATCATATAAGGAGAAACCATGAGTGCATATAGTGATGAGTCTGATCGTTTATTAAAATTATTAATTCAGGAATATTTTAAAAACAAATACAAAGCTACAAATTATACAGATACTTATACAAGAAAATCTTTACTTACATGTATGGAAGATTTAACAAATAGGGCTATGTATAATCATTGTATTGAAGATCGAGTGGCTATGCATGAAATAGCTGATGAATATCATGAGTGGTTAGAACTAAATATAGACAGGCTAGCTGAAGAAGAATTAGAATTCAAAGATAGTTTGGATAAAAAGGACATAAATTAAATGTGGCTTTTAGTAATGATAATATTTAATCAGCCCTACCAGGTTGACCATATACAATTACTCGGTAAATATACTAGCCGACAAAATTGCGTGGTTGAACAACGTAGGGCTGTTTCAGTTTATAATAAAAATCAAAAAGGTCCTGTTAGTTTTGGTTGTATGAGACTAGAAGGAACTACAATAAAAGGAGCAAATAATGATATGGGTTCTAGCTAAAGACGTAGCATGTACGGATCACGGCGAGGGCCCTTGCCTAGCACATGCAACCGATGAAGAAAAAAATTTAATTAAATTTGATTCTAAGGAAGAAGCTGAGTTATACGTGCATGCTTACATGGATAGTGACCCAGATATTTTAATAATACCTGAAATGGAGGTTATTAGAAAATGATACACTCTCTTAAATTAACTGAAGAAGAATGTGCACAACTTCAGTTTATGGTAACCGAACGGTTAAATAAATATAGAGGGGATGAATCAAAAGTTTTAGCTAGTATTAACGAAAAATTACAGGACCTGAATACCGACAATATGGATTTTTATGATGCAGTTGACTACTAATTTATAAGGGGGCGTATGAAATTACCGAAAATTCCTATTAACCAAATAGAAAGGGCATTAAAAATGGTACCGTTAGTTAAAGATATCTTACCAATTAATAGCGAATCGGAATCCAGTTTATTAAACTTAATTAAACAGCAAGAAGATGCTTTACATGATAAGAAAGCTGAAATCTGTGCTTTAAGGTTTAAAATTAAAGATTTAGAAGAGAAATTAGAAGATCTTAATCTTAAGGAGTTCTAATAATGGAAAAACATTTAGAAGCAGCAGCATGGGTAACTATTTGTTTTGCCGTCCTCTATTTTGGTGGACACCTTATAATTGCCTTAGCTAAATGATTGTATCAAATACAGATGGATATTGCCCAAAATGCCATGAGGGAGATGTCTCCCATTCTGGTTTTTTGGAAAATATTCATTTTTTTAAATGTAATTTATGTGGTCAGCATTATGGTTTTAATATCAAAGAAATAGATGTAGATGAGTTACCATTTACTTCTAACCCTTCACCAATAGACGTATAAATCGACTTCGTCGAAACGGCTCTCACCCCTTAGCCTCTAGGAGAAATCCTAGGGGCTTTTTCTATATAAATCGGAGGAAATATGAACAATACAGCTATAGAACAGTATGAGTTGGAAACTTCGTGGTCTACAAGAATTACGGATGAAATAGTACTGGAAGCTATACAGGGAGAGTTTCCTTTTTCTATGGAACTGGGCATATTAAACGCTATTACAGACATTAATAGGGGCAAAATATCAAATAAAGAAATTTACATTAAGTTATTTTCCATCATTCTCATAGATAAAGTCGCTAAACCTATCCAAGCTGTTTCTACCCAATTAGGGCATATAGCAGGAATTAAAAATTCTGCTGAAGCCTTTGAATGGGGCATTTTATTGATTAAAGAATGCAAGAAATTTGGTTTGTATTCTTTTCAAGACGTAGATGGGGATTGGTATGTGCACCCTAATTTCACGCTAGATAAGAAAACAAAGCAGAAATTAGCTAAGCTACAGTACCTACCTCCTATGAAAACCATGCCTATAAAATGGACTAATAACCATAACGGAGGCTGGTTCTTTGAAACCAAGCATCTAGTTTTAGGAAGTAGATTTACTAAGCATAATGAATCCTTAGCTTATGACGTTATCAATAAGCTACAATCCATTCCATGGGAAATAGATTCAGCTACTTATAATCTTGAAAAGCAAACTAATCGTGTAATGAACAAGAAGAAATTCTTACGAGTCATTAAAGAATATTTAGGTATTCCATTTCATTTTGTCTGGAGATACGATTCCAGGGGAAGGAGCTATTCCTCAGGATATGATCTTAATCTCCAAAGCAATGAATATGGTAAGTCCTTGTTATCTTTACATAAAAAGGAACTTATCACTGAACTTGGGCTACCTAATCTGTATATAGCAATAGCCAATCATGCAGGTAAAGACAAACTTACTTGGCAAGACCGGTATGATTGGGCAGTTATGCAAAATATCAATGACATTGAGTGGGATGAGCCTATTCTTGGACGTAAGGCGATTAGGGCCCTTCAAGATACTGAAGCAGGTAAACCTACGGGTTATGTAATGAGCGTTGATGCAACAAGCTCAGGGATCCAAATCATGGCTGCTGTATCTGGGTGTAAAGAAACTGCTAAGCTAGTTAATATGTCAGACCCAACTACTAGGTATGACGTTTATACCGAAATAGCTGATTTGATGAATAAGCAACTACCTAAGCCAGTGCCTAGAAAGATAGCTAAACAAGTCGCAATGACTCATTTCTATAATTCTAAGGCTACGCCGAAAGCATTACTTTCAAAGAATGAGTTAGCTGTATTCTATGACGTTATTCAAGGGCTACTTCCAGGAGCAGAAACAGTTATGCATTCTATTAACGCATGCTGGAACCAAGAGGCAGACTCCCATTCATGGGTAATGCCTGATGGACATCATGTATATATACCTGTTGTAGAAGCAGTTAATGGAACATACGCAGACCCAGAATTAGGGGAAATACCGCTTAGGTGGTATCACCAAACTAAGTCTGAGAATTTTAGGTCTCTTTGTCCTAATGTCATCCACTCTATTGATGGGTATATAGCTCGAGAAATGGTAAGACGCTGTGATTTCCAATTAAGTCATGTTCACGATTGTTTTGTGTTTAATCCTAATCACTTACAACAAGTAACAAAGACCTATAGGGAAATTATGGCTGAAATAGCTAACAGTGATCTATTTGGAGATATATTAAGACAAATTACCGGCGATGCTAATATGCAGGTAACTAAGTCTAGTACTGATTTAGCTCAAGATATCTTAAATAGCAACTATATGCTGTCTTAATCCGTGGTATCTATTAATGGCCCTCCTTCGGGAGGGTTATTTTTTTTTTATAAACCCAATACTTAAGATTATAGTATCTAACTTACTTAATTAAACTTATATATAGGAGCTGTTTAATGTTGAATTTTGTGGTAAACTATTGTGAATTAAGAGCCTGCCAACACTGGAGGATCGATAATAAATGTACCAAAAATAATCAACCTATCGCTGATAGTCTTAAATCTGTAGCTAATATGCATGATAGTTCAGTATGTGAAGTAAGAAGACAAATAGATACATACCGATTAGAAAATTTATTGGAGGAATAAATAGTGAGACTAGGAGAATCTGATTTATCAAGAATAAGAAGGGAAATATTAGATGATTTATATGGGACAGAGCAGAAAAAACTAGACGAACAGAAAGTAGTTATGGCTAGAAGAAACCGAGACTTATGGTTAGAACAATACCAGCACTTACTAGCTCAATTACCAGAAGCAATGGTAACTCGACATACTGATTATCATTTAGCTATAAAATATGCACCGGGTTCTCCACACGATAATACCGTTGCACTAGAAGAAAGATGGGATTACTCAGTTAAGGACGCAATTGTAAATCCATGTGAATCTAATGGTTCATCCCATTATCTTAACGCAGCTCAATCCCCATTACATAAGGATTTAGAACAAGAAACTGCAGTACTTTGTAACGAAATTCTAAAATTGAAGGAAGAAAGAGACAAGATGAATGAGTATTTAGTATCTACTACAGCTGTGTATAAAGGAAGCTTACAACTAAAAAAAGTATGGGACGCGTCATTGCATAAATTTTTACCACCGGAACCAGTCAGAGCTAAGAAAACGAAAGAAGAGAAATCCGTGCCTGAAACACCAACATTTCTTAAAGAACGTATGACCACTAATTTATTGGAGGATAACTAATGTCAGGTAACGAAGAAATTTATATAGAAGTTGCAGATATAGATCCTGATCTTGTAGAAAACGCTAGTGATTTAGAAGAATTAATGGAGCTATTGTTATTCCTAGGCTTTCCAACCATATAAAAGGAGACATAATGTATGTTTGAAGTAAACGCAGTTGAACTGCAAGAGTGCTTAGAAGAGGATTTAAAAGCAGGTCTCACCCCAATGGTTGCATCTAGCCCAGGAATGGGGAAATCCGATATTATTCGTACTCTTGCCGATAAATTTAGCTTGAAGGTAATTGATTTTCGAGTATCTCAATGTGAACCAGTTGACATGCAAGGTTACCCAGGAGTAATTAGTGACGCCGGTAATCAATTAAGAATGACGTTTCATATCCCAGAATATTTTCCCATCGAGGGGGATTCTATTCCTGAGGGATACCTAGGATGGTTACTATTTCTTGATGAATTTAATTCAGGAAACAAGCAAACGGAGGCAGCAGCGTATAAATTAATTTTAGATCGTGAAGTATACAAACATAAATTACATGAACGATGTTTGATTGCCGCAGCAGGAAATTTAACTACGGACAGAGCAATCGTAAATACCCAGAGTACAGCTACTACATCCAGGTTAACTCATTACCGCATGCGAGTGGACCATAAAGTATGGATAGACTGGGCGAACTCTCATAATATAGACCATCGCATTATTTCTTTAATTAAATTTAAGCCAGAAATTTTACATAAATTTGATCCTCAAACTAATGAATTAACATTTCCTTGTCCTCGTACATGGGAATTTGCATCTAAAATAATTTTAAATAGAAAAACAATAGATAATATTACTAAAACTCGTTTAGCCGGTACAATTGGCGAAGGAGCTGCAGTAGAACTAGCTACATACTCTGAAATTTATCAGAACCTACCTACTATCGAACAAATACTTAATGATCCTAAAGCAGGATGGAAAGTTCCTAAAGAACCTAGTGAGCAATACGCAGTTACAACTATGTTAGCTCACAATAGTACACCGGACAGTATTGAAAAAATCATAATTGCTATAAATCGTTTACCAGTAGATTTCCAAGTAATTACATTTAGGGATATTTATAAAAGAACGCCAGTATTAAAAGGCCACCCAATTATTAAAGAATGGGTTGCAACAAATGCTCACATTATTTTCTAGGAGAAGACATGAATTTAAAACCAATGTTAGCTGCTAAAGCTACAGATTTACAAATACAAAAATTATTCGACACAAACGGGATACTAATTGGCTCACCTAAATTAGATGGTATACGTTGTACTATTCAAGGTCAAAAAGCGTATTCACGGTCTCTTAAATTAATTCGTAACAAACATGTCCAAAGCAAATTAAGTGCCCCAGAGCTAGAAGGACTAGACGGAGAGTTAATCGTAGGAAGTCCAACCGCTCATGATGTTTATCGCACAACTACTAGTAATGTAATGCGAGAAAGCGGAACACCTGATTTCACATTTTGGGTTTTTGATAACATACTAAAACCAACAAGAAATTACCGACAAAGGCTTACTGCATTACGATCACAAGCAAAGAAATGGGAAAAAGGAATTTTCTTAAAATTACCAGTAGAACTTTTAGAAGCTGTAGATTTAGATGGTATGGATGAATTAAAAATTTATGAAAAGGCTTGTTTAGATGCCGGATTCGAAGGAGTAATACTTCGTGATGGATCCGGTAGATATAAATATGGTAGAGCAACAGCTAAAGAAGGTGAACTCATAAAAGTAAAAAGATTCAGCGATTCCGAAGCTACGATACTCGGTATGGAAGAGCAGATGAAAAACAATAACGAGAAGAAAGTTAATGAACTCGGAAGAGGTCAACGATCTTCTCATAAAGAAAACAAAGTTCCTAAAGGAACATTAGGTGCTCTTGTGTGCAAAGACAAAACCACCGGAATCCAATTTAATATTGGCACAGGTTTTGACGATGCCACAAGAGACCAGTTATGGAAATATAAAGACGGTCTAATAGGGCAAACAATTAAGTATAAATATTTTGATATTGGTGTTAAAGATGCACCAAGACACCCAGTATATTTAGGTATGCGAGATCAATCTGACATGTCTTAGGAGGTAATATGGGAATTAATCTAGAAGGAAAATTAC